TTGTGTGTCTGTTCTCCTCCTCTTGTTGTGTGCAGCCGCGCTCCAGCTCGGCCAGGCAGGCGGGACAGAGTCCCCGCTCCCCGCTGTAGAGCTCTGAGCGGCACCGGGGGCACCAGCCCCGCGGCGGAACCCGCTGCACATCCCGCAGCGGATCCGCCCATACCTCTGGCTGGATGGCGCATTCCTCCCGAAAAAAATTTGTAAAAAAATATACCACTTTCCCTTGACAAATCCCTCCGTGTCTGTTAAACTAACCTTCGCTGTGGACGAGCTGGTATGCTGGTGTAGCTCAGTTGGTAGAGCAGTTGATTTGTAATCAACCGGTCGGGGGTTCGAGTCCGTCCACCAGCTCCAACAAGTTCATACGGAGGAGTTCCCGAGTGGCCAAAGGGGGCAGACTGTAAATCTGTTGCGATTCGCTTCGGTGGTTCGAATCCACCCTCCTCCACCAATAAAACGTCCTGCCAGTAGGTGGGGCGTTTTATTTTGTAAATCCCTTGCATCCCAATAGATGCGGGGGATTTTTCTATGCGCTGGCAGAGCGCCTGGAATGGCTATACAGCCAATTTCCTATTTTTTCAAATTATCCAAACTGACCCAAATAAATCAATTAAAAACTTAAATATTTGGGTCAGAATTTGGGTAGAAAAAAGAGGCCCTCCGGTACGGTGTCGGGGGCCTCCAAAGGCTTGATGCATCCTAATAGAAAGAGAGAAAGGATGAAACATCTTGCCTATTTCTTACTTTATCTTTAGAAGAAAAAAATACGCCCCAGAGGTCGGCACGTACTATAGCTACGATATCGTAGCTTATGGCCTGCTCCATCAAGGCCCCGTGCAGATCCTCCAGGACGTATCGACCGATGCGGAACTGGTCTTTCGCATGGTCATGGCATTCAACAGGTATAGCCTCTCACCGCTGCACCTAAAAGATGCCGTTCTGGATATGCTAGAGTAAGTCCTTGCCGGGTAGGAGGCACCAACTCCTACCCGGTTTTCTTATTATATCATACTTCCATAAGTATAAAAACGGTTACTTATAACAAATATATACTTATGGAATTATACAATACTTCCGGTAGTATAAGTATAATGACCATACCATGAAAAGGGGTGAGGTCATTGGCATACTCAGAGGCACAGAAGGAAGCGACCTCTCGCTATAACAAAAAGGCGTATGACAGAATTGACCTCATTGTACCGAAGGGAAAGCGACGGATAATTGCAGAATATGCAAAGTCTCAAGGGAAAAGTACAAATAGATTTATAAACGAGGCGATAGACAAAGCAATGGAGGAAGCTGGCACTTAGTATGCCAACTTGACTACATTATTCTTTCGGGCCTCCAAGTCCACATGAGTGTAGATTTGGGTAGTGGATAATTTGGCGTGACCCAACTGGTCCTGCACTGAGCGAATACTAGCTCCACCCTCCAACAAGGCTGTGGCGTAAGTGTGTCGGGCTTTGTGCGGAGAAAGCTGTTGCACCTGCTGATCCTTTGGTAGAGTGGCGTTAAGATCCCGAAGGACGGCGGCATAACGATGGGCGAATACAGGTGGCCTCAAGAATCCGCCGTCAGGCCCTGGGAGGACATAAAGGCCGTTTTTGGGGATTGACTTAACCACATCGGTACCTGCGTCATTTAGGGCCACCACGCGTTCTCTCCGGCTCTTGGTAGTATCGACCAAGGCGTACTTTCGGCGACGCTTCACTTGGCCTGTCTTATCTGGATGCATGAGAGCGTCTGGGTCGTCGTTCTCGACCTCGGCTACTACCCGGCGAATGGTGAGGGTACCAGCTTGGAGATCAACATCGGACCACATGAGGCCGCACAGCTCCTCGGTGCGCAGTCCGGTATAGAGGGCCAATTCCACATAAGCCCCCCATTTGTGAGAGGGAGCGTAAGTGAGGATGGCACGTACTTCCTCTAGGGTATGTACCTTTGGGGGTTTCGCTGGGTCCCGGGTGAGGGATATATCTTCTGCTGGATTGGCCTTACACAGACGGTTTTTTCGTGCGGACTTGAAGATACCGTTGAGGCAGACCTTGATCTCATTTCGAGCTGAGTGGGATAAACTTGCAGCCTTTGCAAAGATCTGTTCGATGTGTACAGGCCGCACGGAATCCAGTTTCATACGCCCGATCTCTGGTAAAATAAATTTTTCGATATAATACTCATAGTTTTCGTATGTTTTGGGGGCGACACGCCCCTTTTTACTGACTTCAAGCCAAGTGCGGGTCCATTTTTCTACAGTCTTGACGCTCTCAACCGCTTCGCCGCCACTCTCTCTCAGCCAGTCCCTGTATTTCTTTTTGGCACCGCGGCCATCTTTATCTTTGGAGTAAAAGGAGAGGGGGGTGGTGCGACCTTCAACTTTGACGCGAAACTCCCAACGACCGTCTTTTCTTTGCCTCAAACTACCTTCCCCATTGGGGTTTTTACCAGTATACATTGACTTTCCTCCTTTTGCATGGCAAAATAGAGGAGCAGTAGGCCGTACAAAGTTTACTGCTCCTCTAGAACCGCCTTGGGTGCCAGCCCAGGGCGGTTCTTTTATTTTTTAATAAATTCCATAATATCTCCAGGCTGGCAATTTAAGTAATCACATATACGGTCTATTGAGCGAGTATCTATATTCCCTTCGTCTTTTCTAATTTTATCTAGTGTTGCTGTTCCGATAACTTTATCGCGCTTTAAATGGTATAGACTGATTTGTCGTTCATTTAGCAGGACTAATAGTTTTTTAAAAGATATTGCCATACACGTCCAACTCCTATAGTAGCATCTGAAAGTCACTGCGAAAACCTAAAGATAGGTCAATTATACACAAAGAGTAGACCTAAATATTGGTCATTATTCTGCATTTGCTTTGACCTAGAGATAGGTTATTATAGTTGACAGAAAATGCTCTATTACAACTGAATAATCAGACAGGATACCTGCTGGATAGGGAAGTCCGCAAAATGCGGGCCAAGTTCAGTATAGCGTCGTCAAGGCCGTGCCGGGTACAAGGATGGGATTCCTGACAACTGAAAAACAATATGAAGGAGGGTAATACATGAAACTGGAGGATGTAAGATATTCTATCCCCACGGATATCCTCACAGCCACCATTGAGGCAATGCGGGACTTAAAAGCATACTATGAAAATGATGCCTGTGCTCTGGCCCGGATAAATGGCAAGCAGGCGAGTGAACTAGCCCAAGCGCGTTTAGAGTCCGCAGAAGTTGCCACTGGACTGTATGGCTTCTATGGGGCACTGTAAGGGCGCAAAGGTGCCTTGGTTTTGCGGCTGGGGCATTTTGCTTGGTACAGGATGTTGGTAGCATCCTGTATTGTATTCGCCTCCGGTGTTGGTAGCGCCGGGGGCGGTTTTTTATTGCGCCTTTTTCAGATCGGCCAGTTCCTTGCTCATGGAGCGGATAACCTGTTTCAAGAGAGCCACGTCGTCCTCTATGGCCTCTATTCTGGTCATGGGAGTTAACTTTGCCTGTACGCCTTGTAACCCCTCCGCCAGCAAGTCAAACTTCGGCATGACATCCGTATCAAAATAGGCAATCATGCGCTTCTCAGACGCCCGAATGGATGCGTCAATCGTGGTCTGGATGGACTGTAAGTCTTTTTCGTCCAACATAATAGTGTATCTCCCTTCTATTGCTATCTGGAAAAAGTGATGATATAATTCTAATTGAGGTGAATGTCTTATGGAGAACGAACTTATCGAAAGCAGGGCTGGTATGTCCTTTCACCTTGATGGAGAAAACGAGATTGACGCAACACTGCTTTCCCACATGATCTCTGACATGGTTGGATTCACAAAAATCATAGCAAAAGAAGTGAATCCGGACGCTTACCTCAAAATGAATGTTACTGCGTTCAAAAATGGGAGTTTTGAAGTCCTATTTTCAGCCGTCTGCCAAGCTGCTGAAACGCTGTTTACTGGGGTAGGTGTTGCCGCGACAACCGCTGGCGCTGTGATTGGCGCGGTTAAGGGTGGCATTGAGATAAAAAAACTCTTAAAAGGGAAAGCGCCAAAATCTTTAGAACATCTTCCGGGCGGGAAAATATCTGTTGAAGCGCAGAACGGGGAGAAAGTAACGGTCCCCTCTGCCAGTCAAGTTGTTATGTATAACATTCAGGCAGACCAGCTGATTACCAACATCTCAAACTATGCAAAAGAACATAATCCAAACGGTGGATTTACCGTTTCGGATGGAGCTGGAAATGTGTACTGCTCGTCTTGCGATATATCTGAAATGGCAAAAGCATCTGATATAACCGAAACGTCAACCTGCCAGAGGAGCCGGGTTGAAACAGACCTTTTGATCCGAAAACCTGATTTGGAGGGCTCCTCCAAATGGGGATTTACTTATAACGGAAGGATCATAAATGCTTCTATTGAGGATGACTATTTCTTGGAGTGGTTCCAAACTCACGGAACAGTAAATCGCGGCGATCATATACACGCGACGCTAGAGATATATGTTGATATTGACCCGCAAGGAAACCCAATCAAAGGAACAGAAAAATACACAGTCATAAAAGTGCATGGAGAAATTCTACACGATATAGAAAACACCAAAGGCCCGTGGACGTAGCTCTGCGGGCTTTTGTTTTACCGTTCTCCGGCGGTAGGGTACAATCGTATATCTGGCGAATATCCGTGCAATGACAACCAAGAAATGGCCTTTTCTCGTAATTCGGGAGGAGTCGATGTGATATTACATATCGCTTTATAGACACCAGCCCAAAATACTTCATCGTCTTCTGGAGCATCACCACCGCAAAAGTCAAGAATCCTTTCTTTGTTGAGTGAAAAGAGAACTTCATTGCGTTTTTTTGCGAACTCTGATATGGGCATCTATATACCTCCTAAACTTATTTCTGGTTAGTATCTATAGAACTAATCCTATATTTAGCTAACTTTTCAGATACACCCATATAATTTGCGGCTTTTTCTGTGGGCTGATATATAAAATCTTCCAATACATCATCGCTATAAATAAGATCAACGGAAAATCTATGAGCCTCATTTTCCCTTTTTTGAGGAATAAAGTCCGTACTCCTGTCCATGAAAATTCGGTTTGTCCCTCGGTGCAAAAAGTAGTGCCCAAGCTCGTGAGCACACACAAGCCTTTGCTGGGTTTCATCTAAATCCGAATTTATATAGATTAAATTCCTGCGCAGGATTCTCTGCTGGAACCCTCTTACTTCCATCAAAGGTGCGTAGACAATGATAAACCCAAGATCACGCGCAATCTGAAAGGGGTCACGTGTGTTATGCCTTTTTGCAATTTTATCGGCAAGCACCTTGATTGTCATGGTTAACCCTTCCTGTACTTTTTAGGAGTATATGTCTCCTTATTCCTTCTTCGGGCCTCTTCAAGCCCAATTCTCATGGCAGAGGCCATAGCGGCCCTTGCTTCTTCCGACATGGGCATTCCATCAAAATTTAAATCTCCGGCCTGCTCCATATCGCTCATAATGTTTTCCACGAGCTTTGCTACATCGCGTCTGTCCTTCTCTGTAAGGCCGGGCGCTTTTTTTGTGTCTTCTCCAGTCAGGAGGTAATCGGTGGTGACGCCGAAATAGTCGGCAAGCTTTTGGAGCGTTACGCCCCGTGGCGTTGCGCCCTCTCTCCATTTTGCGGGTGATGTTCTACTAATCCCACAATCAGTTAGGGCTTTGTTTGGTGTGACACCCTTTTTCTCACAAAGAGATGTGAACACATCATAAAACACAAATAAGACCTCCTAATTTTGTGCACGGTGACAATGTTCACTTAATTTATCAAAAACCCTTGACTGATTACCAAAGTGAGCATATAATAAGCTCATGAGTGATAACTTAGGTGAACAAATGGCGCTATCTTGTCGGCAACAATATAGTACCACAATAGATAACCTAAGTCAACAACTCTTACGTAAAATGATAACTTTCGTATCCTTGCCCAAAAAGCAAGGCAGAGTTTTGGAGGTGGTCTAAATCTAGGGGGTTGTGTCGAAAAAAGGTGGCAAGGGATGGGGGTGATGAATTGTTTTTGTCAAAAAGAGAAATGCTCTCCAGAATCGAAACATTGGAGAGTATGGTAGTGAAACTAATTGCACAGAAAGACGCTTTTGAAGATACTTGCCGTGTTTGTGAACGCCATAATACGGCTTATATCGATGGAAAACTCATTGAATATTGCAACCTTTATGCAAGTGAACATTGCAAACACTTTAAGGGGATTGAAGGTTTTCCCAAATCATGCGAAGCAAAGCCCACAGTGGATTAGAGAGGAAAGCTCCAGCTAACGATGAAAATATAGCAATCTTCCAATCGTGCCAGTCGGCCCGCCTTTTGTCGGCTATCTCGTTTTCTTTATATCGCAAGTAGTTTCGGCCACGCTCACGAATAAAGCAACATTCGAGTGTGTGTTTTTCGGATGGTGTCATTATTTTGATGAGATCCAATTCCCTTAATCTGAGCGCACAATTCTGATTTTCTTTTGTTACCTGAACGTAATCCTTTTCGCATTTTTTGAGAAGTGAAAATTCTTTCTTGTTTAGGGCAATTACAGGGAAATCATCCTTTTTGGCATCTCGCTGACGTTGCCATTCCTGATATTCCATATCTGTTTGATGTCGGTCATTTGGATTTGTCGGGATAAACATATCATCACCTCAACGGTGATTGTACCAAAATTAACCATAGTAATCAACAGAAGGAGGAATTACATGCCTGCAAAATGGACTGCTGACCTTCTGGGTGAGATGCACTTGGCCGGGATCACAGCTAAGCAGCTCGCCGCAGAGGTCGGATGGAACCCAAAGTATCTTAGCGTTGTGCTGAACGGCCACAAGGAGCCGAAGGGGGCGGAGCAAAAACTAAATACAGCTCTTGGGAGACTTGTTTCTGGACAGATTCAAGATACCACAGAGCAAGTCCAATAAACAGGACAATAAAGCCCGCCCCTGACGGGGCGCGAGGTAAAGGGGGTGAAACCGATGAATGCAGAAAAGTACCTGGAAGAAAAGGCAAGACTGTCCCAGGCACTAAACGGGCAGGAGAACCTTGACAGCGCGGTAACTGCCATTACCGATGTGCTGAAAAAGTACAACCTGAACCTGATGCCTGGAACAGCCTTTGATGTGATGTGCTTTACCTTAGAGACGATGCACCTGGGGAATTACGACTTAAAGGCAAAGATGCTTAAAGAGTGCGGGCTGTGATTGCGGGGACAAGCATGCGTGGTTCCCCCCGCTCCAAATTCCATTTGATAATGTGCTGATTGAAGTCGGAAGTTCTTGACATTATATCGCGCAGAGATGCCCATGACTGTTTATCCATCTGCTTTTTGCATTGTGGGCATACAGGTGGATTTTCAGCAGAACTTTTCTGAAATTCGGCCTCGAAGATGCAGCCGCATTCACATGAGATCGTCGCTTGAACAAACATGATTTCACCTCCCTTCTGCGCCCAGTATACCACGGCAAGGAAGGGAGCACAACAAAAAGCGCCCCGGCCAGTGTCGTAACACCGACTGAGGCAAAAAGGAGGACGTTATGGAGAATTTGGAACCGCGATTTACGACCGAAGAGGTCGCAAATCGCTACGGAGTAAAAATCACAACAGTTCAGCGGTGGGTGAGGGAGGGGCGTTTGACCGCTCTAAACTTAGGCGGAAATCGGTATGGGCCTTATGTATATCGTCCCTCAGACCTAGAGGAATTTGAACGGAAGACAGTCAGGGAGGCGGTATCTATATGAAAAACCGTACCCGAAACGAGCGCCGCCGTGCCCGCCGGGAAGCTGTGAGCGCGGTAGTGTTTACCGCCTGCATTATCCTCTGTTGTGGCTTGCCTAACTGGCTGGAGGTGTGGCTGTGCGCTATCTGATTACCAGCGTCGTGTCGCTGGCTCTGCTGCTGGCCCTGGTGCTGCTGGTGGAGGTCATCAGCGCCCCGGAACAGCCAGCCATTGAGACCCCGGCGGCAACCACCACCCCGTCCCCCACGCCCACCGGCCCGCTCACCATCCAGATCACCGGACTGGAGGGCGCGGAGAGCATCGACGATGTGTGGGCGGTCATCACTATCCCGGAGCAATAAAAGCGCCGCTCCCCGGTGTGCGAGACTGGAGGGCGGCAAGGGAAACATTTGTTTATTTACATTTTATAACGATTAGAAAGGAAAGTCAAATGAAATTGTATCAAAAGCGCAATGGAAATATGTCCAATCAGGACTGGCTTGACCTTGGTACGCTTCTTCTTAAGCTGGGCTATGTAGTTTCCATAGGAAAGGAGAAGCAAAGCGGATCTATGTACCGTTCTTATATCGAAATCCAGGGAAACGGACTGGAGAAGGAGGAGCTGTAATGCACATCCCATTGTATGACAGCCAGACGACTCCGGCATCTGCTTATTGCGAGAAGTGCCGCCAGGAGGTCTACCACGGCGAGGCCCGCTTCCAGTGGGAGGGGCGCTGGCTCTGCCCGGACTGCTTCCGGGCCGCGGTCAACAAGGCCCTGCGCGACTGCCCGGAGCAGTTGGCGCTGGAGATGGGGCTGGAAGTGGAGCGGTATGTCTGATGGCGACCTTACTATTCTTTGACCAGGGGCACAAATATACCCTGGACGGGGAGGAACTGCCCAGCGTCACCACGATTACTCGATTTCTTTCCTACGATTACAAGTCCGATTCCCCCTGGCTGGCGCAGGCGGCCGCCCGCCGCGGCTCCGATGTTCACGCCGCCTGCGCCATGCTGGATTATGGGGAGGAGCCGGAGACGGATCCGGAGATTTCCGGGTATCTCAAGGCATATCTCCGATTCCTCATGGATTATCAGCCGGACTGGGAGGGAATTGAGACGCCCCTGTATGACCCAGGCATGCTCTTCGCAGGGACGCCAGATCGCTGGGGGCACATCAACGGCCGCCGCGTCCTGGTGGATATCAAGACCGGCGTCGTTCACCGCCACGCTGTATCCGCGCAGTTGGCCGGATATGAGCTTCTTATCGGCGGATTTGCCCCAGAAGAGACCTACGCCTTGAGACTGGACAAGTCCGGGGTGTACGAACTCATCCCTATCCGGGCGGACGCAGACCTGTTCCTGTGGTGCTTCAACATCCACCGCGCATTGAAGAGGAGGATATGATGAACGAACTCACGTTATATTCCTACGATGCCGCCCCTATGGCGGTCGAGCGAAAGCCCCGCACCGGGGATTATACCATCTCCGTCTTTGGCGGCCCCCCGTCCACACTCCGCCGAGGCGTGGATTTTGGCATGATCCGCCGGAAGGATGGCAGCGCACAGACCAAGCACCCAACTCTATTCAAGTCTGGCGCTGAAAAGGTGGCTGTGGCCTATGGCCTCTGCCAGAGGTACCACTTGGAGAGCAAGGTTGAGGATCACAGCGAAGGCTTCTTCTTTTACTGCGTCCGATGCGATCTGGTGAAGATCGTAGACGGCCAGGAGTACACGATTACATCCAGCTACGGCTCCGCCAATACAAGAGAGGGACGGAACGGCCGCCAGTCCCCTTACGACGGAGCCAACAGCGCCATTAAGATGGCTCAGAAGCGCGCTCTGGTGTCCGCAGCCCTGTCTCTTGGCTGCATGTCGGACAGCTTCACGCAGGACATTGAGAGTGACACAGAGGAGGCCGGCGTCTACTTCAACAACCAGAACCCGGATGCACCCATTACGGCGGCCCAAGTGAAGTTCTTTTACGCCGCCGCCGGCCGACATGGCCTGACCAAAGCTGATGCCAAGTCTCTTCTGAGGCGGCATGGCTGCGCCAGCGCCAAGGACATCCGAGCCAAGGATTTTGACGCAATCCTTGCCGACTTGGATGGAGGCGGGAACGGTGAGGTGGAGGGAAACAATGCTCAATAGAATCATTCTCATGGGCCGCCTGACCCGCGATCCCGAGCTGCGCCAGACGCAGAGCGGGGCGTCTGTGGCAAACTTCTCCCTGGCGGTGGATCGGGACTTCAAGGACAAGCAGACCGGGGAGAAAACCACGGACTTCATCGACATCGTGGCTTGGCGCAGCTCCGCCGAATTTGTCTCCCGCTACTTCGCCAAGGGCCGCATGGCTGTGGTAGACGGCAGATTGCAAACCAACATCTGGACAGACAAGGACGGGAACAAGCGGTCGAGCCTGGAGGTTGTGGCTGATAGTGTGTACTTTGGCGACAGCCGGAAGTCGGAGGGGAACGCACCAGAGTCTGAATTTCCAGAACAGAATGGGCAGGAGTTCTCGGAGGTGGACGACGACGGAGAGCTCCCGTTCTAGGGCGGTGATGGGTTGACTTACATTGATTACCTTAATGAGTTCAACCGTTGGATCGAAAACAACCACTTGACGCTTCCGGCGCAGGTCTTGTACTTCAGGCTGCTGAACGTATTTAACCGGGCTGGGTGGCCTGAGTGGGTTCCAGTAGACACCATTCGGTTGCAGGTAATGACAAATGGATTGTCAAAGCCATCCGCTTACAGAGCGAGGGACGAGCTTGTAAAGGCTGGATTTATCCGATACCAGCAAGGGAAAAAAGGGGCCCCGAGCCGCTATTCCCTATCGGAACAATCAAATTCTGGTATTGATTCTTTACAGGAAACGTTACATAAACCTTTACAGTTTCCTTTACAGAATCCTTTACAAGAAACTTTACCCATATATAAGACTAAGACTAAGACTAAGACAAAAGAAAAGACTCCTACGGAGTCAAAAAGAAAAGTGTTTGTTCCTCCCACGGTGGACGAGGTGAGAGAATACTGCCTTGCACGCAAAAACGGCATAGACCCGCAGGAGTTTGTGGACTACTACGCGGCCAGAGGGTGGATGCTGGGGAAGGCCAAAATGAAAGACTGGAAAGCTGCTGTGCGGACGTGGGAGAAGCGCAGGAAGGGGGGGAACCATGACCAGCCAGAGCGATATTTCACTGCTGCTGACATTCCGGGCAGAAATGATTGACCCATCCCTGCCGACAGGACTTTGGTGGTGCGCTACGCCGGAGGACGCGGCGGCGGTTGGTATTAACGCCGTGTGCAAGAACAGATACGCGGCTTGGGAGGACTTAGCTGCCTGCACGGAGTTTATCACCCAGTTCTGCTATGTGTTCGTCGCAACACCAAACGATGCAGACCGGGAAGAGATTGTAGGCCAGCTCCAGAAGTGGGTGCCGGTCACTATCCTTGTGGCGGATAAGGCGGCGTTTCGCGGGAATGAATCAGTGGTCGAACTGCTGGACAATGCTGGCCCAAAGGCGGTAGAAAGCCTTTTGTTTGGCGCTTTGGATGTGCCGAGGCCGGGGCTGATTGACCTGTCGCAAGTGGAGATGGACGCGCCCATTTCGCAAAACCGCATGATGTCCGGGCTGGTGCCGCTGGACTACTGCACCGGCGGATTCCGGGGAGGCGAATTGTCAGTATGGACAGGCAGGCGCGGCGAAGGGAAATCGACGCTTCTCGGGCAGATGCTCGTGGAATCAATCAACCAGAACCGAACTGTATGTGCCTATTCCGGGGAGCTCCCGGCGAGGCAGTTCAAACGGTTTGTGCTGCCGCAGATCGCAGGGCCGAGGAATCTTGTAGAGCAGCCAGACCCCAGAACGGGGCGGATGGAGTACGCGCCGTCAAAAGAAGCTGTTCGGGCGATTGACCAATGGCTGGAAGGGAGCTTTCTCCTGACCGATTTGCGACAGTCAAATGCCCATGACGAGGACAACATACTGCGCCTGTTTGAGTATGCCTACCGACGATACGGGTGTTCGGTTTACTTGGTGGACAACATCATGACGGCAAGCCTAAAAGGAGAAGTGGAGCTTGGCCATTATGGGGCCCAGAAAGCCTTTACGCAGAGGCTCAGCGCTTTCGCAAAACGCCACGATGTGCATGTACATCTGGTGGCCCATCCCCGGAAGGCTGGAGAGGAGCGGGGACTGACAGCAGACGACGTTGCGGGGGCGGCAGAGATTACCAACCTCGCTGACAATGTTTTTTCTGTGGAGCGGGCAAAGGAATCCGACGAAGTTGACTCCAGGATCAGGATTATCAAGGCCAGAGAGACCGGTAGCCGCGAGGTAATCCCGTTGATGTTCGACGCCAAATCACGGAGATACTACGACGCGGGAGGAAATCCGACAAAGAGATATAGTTGGGAGGCAGCCAGAGATGGACATGGATAGGACTGGGGCATACGTTGTTCTAAATGGACTGCTTATGAAACATAAGGCCCTTGCAAAAACGGACTCCGAATTTGCAGAAATACATCAACAAATTGCGGCTGCAATCGATATAGCATTGGAGGCGCTGAATGAATAAATACGGCAACAAGAAGGCCGTGCGAAATGGCATCACCTTCGACAGCCAGAAAGAGGCTGCACGGTATGACCAGCTCATGCTCCGGCTGTGTGCCGGAGAGATTCGGGATCTGAAGCTCCAGCCGGAGTTCACGCTTCAGGAGGCGTTCACAACGCCGCTGGGGGAGCGTGTGCGGGCCATCAAATACCGGGCCGACTTTGCATATGAGCGGCCTACAGAGCCGGATTGCACGGGCGCCGTCCACTGGCTGCCTGTGGTGGAAGATGTGAAGGGCTTCCGAACCAAGGAATATGAGCTTAAGAAAAAGCTCATGGCCGGGCGCGGAATCCATGTGGTGGAGGTGTAGCCCATGATAACCGCAGACCCATACGGCATCAGCCGGGCGGTGGCCCCCTGGCGCAGCCTGGACGCGATGGAGCCGATTGTGGAGCGCAATATCACGGAGCGGGACGCGGAAGAGGCGGCAATCTGTGGACAGTGCCCGCTGCCGGACTGCAACCCGAAAAGAGTTGGCTGCCTCCTACATACCAGGGCGAAAAAGCCAAAACCGTCCCGCGATTTGCTGGAGCGCATGGCGCTGGACGGGTATGGGCCGGAGACGATAGCCCAGGCAACCGGATACAGCATATCGACCACCGCGATGTACATGAAAGAATTTTTTAAGGCTGGACCATGTGAACGATGCTCATCCAAGAGTATTTGTGATGCGACCGGCGGGACGTGCAGAAGAAAAGAGCGGTGGAAAACTTGCAAGGAGGAACCTAACGATGGACGATAAGACGCGCGCCCTGCTGGGCGACCATGAGGCGGCCAAGCGCCTGACGGATGCGGGGGTGCGTATTCCGTGCAGATGCGGGGCAAAGGGAGAAATTATCACTATGGCGAAATATGGTGAGAACAGATGGAAACCGGCGGTTATCCGTTGCCCTAAGTGCCATTACGAAGCGTGCCTTACTGTCTGGAACACCCGCGCGCCGATTCTGAGCGCGGAGGAATTGCAGAGATTGGAGGCCCAGCCATGACGCGAGAAGAAGCGATCAAGTCATTGCAAAACATAATCGAATACTGGACATATAAGCCGACTGAGGTTGAAGCCGCTAAGATGGCAATTGCCGCCCTCCACCCCGTCAGCCGAGAGCAGGTGGAGCGGATGCGGGGAGAATGGATAAACACCAACAAAGAGGTGGAGCAAATGTGTAAATGCTCAAAGTGTGGGTATCCAATAAGCTATTTTTGGAGTAGAACACCATTTTGTCCTAACTGCGGCGCTCCCATGACGGACGAGGCCGTGGACATGGTGCTGAAGAGATTGGAGGTGCCGAAAGATGACCAGACCTGAATTTATTGCCCTGATTGGTCAGGATATCGTGGTAGATTATCCATTTGGTCGAGAACTCCAGCGGTGGAGCATGAAAAACTTTTATATCGATGGAAATGGCGAAGTCAAACATAATCGTCTCACGCTTATTATGGATGCTTTTATTGCCAACGCAAGAAATCCCCACAAAGGGAAGCCCACGCATGGTTAAGGAGGCGCTGAAAGATGAGGGCGATTGATTCGGATGCGCTAAAGGAGTATATCAAGAAAACAGATTTAACCGCTGTTGAACGGGGTGCGCTTTTGCAGGCGATCTCTAATATGCCCACCCTCACCCCGCCGAACGAGCCGCTGACATGGAATGAGCTGGGCAATATGGTGGAAAAGCCTGTATATATCGTCGAGCTGGAAGATGGGGAAAGTTGCTGGGTGTTAGTGCATACCGTTGACGATATTAAGGCTTTGTTTGTGTCGGCGTTTGACCAGTACGATTATGGAAATAGAGAACTATACGGCCAAACATGGCTCGCCTACCGCTGCCCGCCGGAGGGAGAGGCATGAGTGGCAGTGGAAAAGGCGGGATGCAGACCGCCGGGCTAAATTACAGCATATACTGCCCAAAATGCGGCAAACCCGCAGCTCGGATAGAGCATGGGGAACGGGAAGATAAGTATCTGCATTTCACGAAAAAGGGAAGCGTGTGGCACATAGTACGCCGCCCGCCGGAGGTATCGCCATGAGACACCAATATACCCGCGCAGAGCTGGAATCCATCACCCAGGAGACCGCAATCTACATTGAGGGAGCAGGGATAGCCCAGCTCCAATGGGGCGGCCTGGAGATTGCAGAGGGGGTAAAGGACGGGTACCTATACTGCAAGCACATCAAGCCGTTTGCAATGGAGCTGTACGGAAAATACTGGACGGCCTGGGATGGGCCGCCGGAGAGGGAGGAAACTGCATGAGCCTAGAATACCCCTGTGTCTACTATAAGCCTGGTGGTCTGTGTGAAAAGTACAGCACAGACGGCATAACATCGTATTGTGTGCAAGGCCCTTGCCCGGATCAGAGCCTATCCAACTCTGACCGCATCCGGGCCATGGACGACGAGGAGCTTGCAAAATGGCTTATGATAGCCGGGATTTGCATAAGAGATTTTGAGGATTGCCAATGCGACGGAGTGTCGTGCCGTCAATGTCGGCTGAACTGGCTCCAGCAGCCAGCGGAGGAGGACACCTGATGGACATTGAGAAGCTGATTAGACGATTGAGGAATGATGCCGACGCATATCGAAATGGGAAAACTCTTGGGCGGGCATTTGCCGATCAGGAGGACGTGCTGGACAATGCCGCCACCGCCATCTCCACGCTCCAGGCCGAAAACGAGAAGCTGCGGGCCGAGCTAGACGACTTGCGCATACAGTGGGATATGTACGGCGGGGACGTGGGGATTACTGCCGTATACGAGGAGCTGGAGCAGGTGAAACAGGAGAGGGATGCGGCGGTCGGCGACATGGAGGCACTGATGTGGTACAGCGGAGAAGGTTGCCAGATTTGTGCCAATGCCGTTGAGGTACACAAAAGGCCGTATGTCCGATTGGATTGTAAACTGGGGTCGGGGATTGATTGCAAGCCGAAATGGCGCGGCCAGAAGGAGGACTGACATGAAGCGGCTGACATACTTTGACGGCGGGAAATGGCGGCTCAAAATTGGCGACACAGAGTACAGCGGAGAAGTCGCAGACCGCCTCGCCGCCTATGAGGAGACTGGCTTGGAGCCGGAGGACTTCAAACAAACATTTAGTGAGGATACTATTTTGAAGTTGGCTGGGCAAGCCCTTGGCATAACGCCTGACCGCCTCCGCGAACTGGCCCAGGCGGACAAGGAGGGCATTTCACCGTGTACATTTTGCAGATTCAATCCTCCGTCAAGTGGTGATGGGAAACCATGTTGTATGTGCCCAGCAGAGGCCGCACTACGGAGGGAGCAGGATAAAAAAGGAGGAAGCTCAGAATGATATTTTACGCTGGTGTGAATTTCTTTCTGGCGGCACTGAATGTTTATTTCGGTCTAAAAAGGGATGGGAATACCGCGCTTAACTGGTCAGTAGCTGTTTTGATTTTGGGGATCGGACTTATTCAAATTGCACTTTATTTGAAGGAGAATTGATCATGGGAGACTATTGCCCGGAAAACTGCAAATGGGCAACGAAAAAAGAACAAGCCAACAACCGAAGAAACACGGTGTATTTGGAATTTGATGGAGAATGTCACACTGTTAGCGAGTGGGCAAATATTCTCGGTATTAACAGAAGTACATTGAATAACCGCGTCCATAGAGGATGGCCTGTTGAAAAGGCGCTTGGAAGGGGGAATTATCGTGTCTCGGCTGATTGATGCTGATAATTTAGATTTCACATTTGATAGGCGTTGTTTTTCGGAGGGTGATACCCAGTATGTGCGCGGAGCGGACGATGCCATTGGGGTGGTAAACAACGCCCCCACCATCGACGCCGTGCCTGTGGTCAGGTGCCGGAAGTGCAAGTTTTACCGAGAGTTCCGTACAAAACGGCACAACCAGCTCATGCGACTGTGCTACCGGATGGGCAAGCACGATATGGAGTACCCGGTCAAGCCGGATGATTTCTGCTCCTACGGCCAGCGAAAGGAGGCCGCCAATGAAGTTTCGGAACCCTGAGACGGGGGAAGTGGTGACAGACGAGCAAGCACACGGGCAATTTTGTAGGGGTAGAAATTGCTGTGAATGTCCGATAAACCAAACCCAAGAAAATTGCATTGGGTTTAGAAGGTCCCGCCCATACGAAGCCGCCCGCCTGATGGGGTTCGAGGTGGTGGAGGATGCTGTGGCGGGTATGTGCTGCGACTGTACTCACGGCGGCCCCTGCTGCTCCTGGGATGAGAACGAGGGATGCCAGTACCGGAAAGAGGCCGGAAGCTGCTGGGTGCCATACACAAAGGCGGAGGCCGACCTGGACGAAGCCATCGAAAAGTACCTGAAAATCAAGGAGGAGGCCAACATGGACAAGCCGAGAATTTGCGAGATTCTGGGGGTTGAGGTAGACGAAGAATTTACATACGATTTCGGCGCAAATCAGGTAAATAGAGGCACCTTCAAAATTGGAGCAGACGGGAAGCGATATTATAAGACGGGAGATCTCTGGAGCCCTTGCTACAATGAGGATGATTTGGCTGTAATTATTAACCACCCCGACCGCATCATCCGCAAGACCCGCTGGACGGAGCAGGAGGTGGAGAGGGCAAAGGCCGTCAAGGTGCTGTACCCGGAAATCCTCTACTTACAGGCAGATGATAGATATTTGCGGGGACTTAACAAAGGGAAAGAGTCTATTTTCCTTGACTGTGTATTATCATGGTTCCCCTCTCTTCGCTCAGATGAAACCGTCACCCTTGACGAGATCATCGGAGGTGCCCAATGATTTCCTTGAAATGCCCTGATTGCGGGTTCTTTTTCAGCGTAGACTTTCCTGACGATATTTCAGAAGATGAACGGGTCGAACTGTATACCTGCCCTTGCGGAGCAATGATGGAGGAAGTTCCGTTCAGTATGGATTATATACCAACAATCGGAGGTGCCAAATGACCAGAGAAATACTTTTCAAAGCCAAGCGGATAAGTGATGGCAAGTGGGCAGATGGATTCTACTGCTGTATTGGGCCAGCCGGCCAAGAAAAGCACTACATTATTCCGGCATATGCCTCTGCGTTCTATGGGATTGAGGTTGACCCCTACACGGTCTGCAAGTACACCGGCCTGACCGACAGTGATGGAAAGCGTGTTTTTGATGGAGATGTCCTCAAATTCCATGATGAGCCAAACGACTATGAATGGATTGGCCGCGTGGAGTTTGGGAATCCAAATGGCAGCTATACATGGGGCTGGCAACTTGTCCATATAAGCGGCCCGGAGCCGAACATTGATACCCTGTGCTGGTTTGATATGGAGGAAGTAGGAGTATACAGTGAAGTCATTGGAAACAAATTCGATGGAGGAAAAGATGATAGTTAATGAACAAACGTGTACGAAAAAATAGCATCCACGGCGAGGAGGGCGGACAGCATGAGTGGGTGGATTAGCGTCAAGGAGAGGCTGCCGGAAAAAGAAAATGAGATGGTCTTAGTTACCGACGGATTAACCGTTATTACAGGCTTCAGAAACTGGATGTTTAGACTGGAAGATGGAAAAGTTTATACACCAGGTCTAAAGATGGGTGGAGGGTCAATGGAGGTTACGCATTGGATGCCCCTCCCTGAACCGCCGAAGGAGGGATAGCCCTTGAACGAGTTCCGGGAGAGATTGAAGAAGTTGAGGGAGAAGGAAGGGACACAGCCCTGTGTTCTGGCGGAGTTATGTGGCATCAGCAAGAACTCAATTTTGAGATATGAGCGGGATGGAGTGATTCCTGAAATAGTATCTGTTGTAAAAATAGCAGACCATTTCAATGTATCTGTGGATTACTTGCTAGGAAGAACAGACGATCCAAAAGCAATGTAACTTTTCATTATTTCACAGAAAAAGTTGCTGTGATTCCCTCGTAAGGGAATCGGAGAGCATGGTATATGCGAAAATGGGAGCGTGGGGGCGTATGCCCCTGCGCTCCCATTCTCTTTCCTCCTTCACACGGATGGGGTGGCGTCGGTGCATCTGCCGCCACCCCCTCTGTGTGCAATATGCCGCCGGTCGAACACCACCCCACTATTCGGGGCATGAGGGGTCGCACCCTCCATGCGGCAAATGACTGTGGAGAGACACTATACCGGGTAGCCTAGAGCGTCTGACGGCCCCGGAGAAGGGTAACGACGCCCGCCTGTCATGGAGGCGGAAGCGGTGGCAGCTATGACCTGCCCCGGCGCTATCCCGCTGAAAACTGCCGTGTTTGCCTGTGCACGGGCATCCAAATACGGTGTGACAATTAAGCGGGAAGCGCACATATGCCGCTCCTCGCCGCATGAGGCGGGCGGTGGCACCAATAAGAGCCTCTTGATTGGGGGGTGATGCCTCATGATTACGGAACACGGAGGCGATCTGTGATATGAGCGGTGGCGGAATAGACACCCTACGGCGGGTGGTAAAGCCCATAAATGCCTCCTGTGCGGGGCGGGCAGGAGTAGACGCTTACCGAGTAAGGCCATACGGGTGCTTACGCCCGTCTCGACTGATTAGGCCATGTGAGGTGCAAATCCTCACCCGCTCAAATTTGCTGCCCCGCAGTTGCAGGAGACGGGGGTGGCTATCAACCCACACGGGTGTATCGCTTAACAGGCTGTGACGGCTGGCCGTATCCGAGCCAGAGCTCGACAGTAGGCGGCGATGGTGTACTCCCTTTAGGGCCATATATATAACCCCTACGGGGTTAATATATTGGCCCTTAAAGGGAGTGGGCGTTTGACATGATTTTGACTCTACTTAGGCGAGAGGTGGTGACATGGCTGCACGGCTGACGGACAGACAAAAAAAGAAAATTGTGGCTGATTATCTGGAGACCGAGAGCTATAACGCCACGGCGAAAATCAATGGGGTTTCCAAAGATACCGTTAAGCGTGTTGTGTTAGGTTGCGAAGGATTCGCCCAAAAGGCGCAACAAAAAAAGAAGCAGAACACGCTGGATATGTTGGCCTTCATGGAGACCCGCAAAGAGAAGATGCAGGAAGCGATCGACCTGCACCTAATGGCGCTGACAGACCCAGAAAAGATAAGCGATGCCGGGTTGTCTCAAATCGCCACTTCTTTCGGGATTATCGTTGACAAGGCCACAAAGAACACAGCCAGCGGGAACGACAGTTTGAATAAACTGGACGGGCTGTTGAAGGAGTTCAGAGATGCTGTTAAGTCCGAAACAAACTGAATTTGTCCGAGAGGGGCATCACCGCTGGAACTTTAAGGGAGGGGCTACTCGATCGGGGAAAACATACCTTGATTTTCGGTGGATTATCCCAATCCGCATCCGGGAGCGTGTCGGCAAGGACGGGCTGACGGTCATTCTTGGCGTCACAAAGTCCACCATTGAGCGGAATGTGCTTGAGCCTATGCGAACGATCTATGGTGATGCTCTTGTTGGCACGATCTCCAGCGACAATACGGCGTGGATATTTGGGGAAAAGTGCTACTGCCTTGGAGCTGAAAAGGTTTCCCAGGTCTCGAAAATCCGCGGCGCGTCCATCAAATACTGCTACGGCGACGAGGTGGCAGACTGGAGCCAGGAAGTCTTTGAACTGCTGAAAAGCCGCCTGGATAAAGCGTATTCATGCTTTGACGGTACGTACAATCCACAGGGACCGAATCATTGGCTAAAAGCGTTCCTGGACAGCAAGGCGGATGTTTTCAGCCAAACGTACACAATTGATGATAATCCGTTTCTCCCAGAGGCTTTTGTGGAGAACCTAAAGCGGGAGTATCGAGGAACGGTTTTTTACGACCGTTATATTTTGGGACAGTGGGCGTTGGCCGAGGGCCTGATTTACCCCATGTTCGGAGAGAGCAACATCGTGGATGAGGTTCCGGAGAGCGGCGAGTATTACATCTCCTGCGACTACGGCACGTTGAACCCCTTTTCGGCTGGGCTGTGGTGCTGGGACGGGAAGAAAGCCGTCAGAATCCGGGAGTATTACTATTCCGGGCGGAAGGAGCAAGTCAGCAAGACAGATGAGGAATACTACACGGAATTGGAGAAGCTGGCTGGGGATTTTCCGGTGCGATCCGTAGTAGTTGACCCGTCGGCAGCTTCGTTTATCGAGGTCATCAGACGGCATCGGCGGTTCCGGGTACAAAAAGCGGTCAATGATGTGGTTCCCGGCATCGTCACCACCAGCCGCTACATTGAGGACGGGACGATCAAAGTTCACCGCTCCTGCAAGGACGGTATCCGTGAGTTTGGGCTATACCGTTGGGACGATAAGGCAACAAAGGACAAGCCCATCGAAGAGAATGACCACGCCATGGACGATATCAGGTACTTTGTGATGACGGTGCTACGGCATAAGATGCGCAGGGCCGGTCAGCCACAATATATCCCACTGTGGGAGAGGTGATTTTTTGCTTACATATCAGGATTTGCTTGCTGTGGGCGAGGATGAAAAAGCCAGAATGGATTTTATCTGGCGGGCGATCAATGAGCACGAAGGCAGCAAGGCATATCAAATGGCAGCTGACGCAGAACTGTACTTTAAGGGCGAGAATCCGACTATCAACCGCTATGAGAAAATCATATATGACATGCAAGGGCGCGCCCACAGGGATATGTATACGGCCAATCACAAGATCGCATCCTCCTTCTTCGGCTTTTACGTGCGGCAGGAGGTATCCTACCTGCTGGGCAACGGCGTGACCTTCCAGAACGAGGCCACAAAGGACAAGCTGGGGAAGAAGTTCGACCTGGAAATGGTCAAGGCTGGGAAATACGCCCTGATTGCCGGCGTGTCCTTTGGGTTCTGGAACTTGGACCATTTGGATGTGTTCAAACTGCGGGAGTTTGTCCCGTTATATGACGAGGAAAACGGCGCATTGATGGCCGGTATCCGCTTCTGGCAGGTATCTGATGACAAGCCGCTGCGGGCCACTCTGTACGAGGTGGACGGATACACGGACTATATCCGGCGAAAAGGCGAGGACATAGCGGTACTGAAAGAAAAACGGCCGTATATCTTGCGCCTGCGCACGTCCGAAGCTGACGGGACAGAAATTTACGACGGGCAGAACTATCCGTCCTTTCCTATCGTACCGCTGAAAAACGGCGATGATGGGTTATCGGAGCTGACGGGAAAGCGGAACACGCTGGACGCCCTTGACCTTTGTACATCCAACATGGTCAACAATGTGGACGAGGGGAATTTGATCTATTGGGTGCTGACCAACTGCGGCGGCATGGATGATTTGGACGATGCGAAGTTCCTGGACAAGGTACGCACGGCGCATATAGTTCACGCTGGGGCAGATGGAGACGAGGGGGCGACAGCGGAGCCGCACACCATTGAGGCCCCATTTAATGGCACAAACGTAACCATTGATATGCTTAAACGCAAGCTGTACGAGGATTTCCAGGCCTTCGATAGTTCGGCGGTGTCGGCGGGCAATCAGACGGCCACTGCCATTGCGGCAAGCTACACGCCGCTTGATTTGAAGGCGGATGACTTTGAGGCAAGCGTTACGGAGTTCATTCTAGGCATTTTGGAATTGGCAGGCATTAACGATTCGCCAAGCTATACGCGCAACCGCATAATCAACCGAGCGGAAGAGACGCAGACCATTCTTATGGGCGCTGAGTATTACGACGACGAGTACATCACCAAGAAGCTGCTGACCATCAACGGCGACGCTGACCAATTCGATGCACTTATGGAACGCAAAGCAGCCGAGGAAATGGAGCGGGTAGAGACAGAACCAGACTTCCCGCCGCAGGAGGAAACCGAGGTGACGGAGGATGCCGAAGCCGGACAGGGCGCACCAGTGGACGGATGAAGAACTGGAAAGGCTGGAACGCCGAATTTCCCGCGTTTACCGTGAGGCGTGGGATGACCTGGAAAAGACCGTGATTGACTACTTCAACCGTTTCATTGAACGGGATGAAGAAATGCGCAAGTTGATTGGAACGGGAATCAATGGGAAGGTCTGGACAGAGCGGGATTATGAGCTGTGGCGGTTGAACCAGATAGGGCGTGGAGAAAGGTTTGACGATTTGGCCGTAAAGGTGGCCGAGCGGTATACAAAAGCCAACGAGGTGGCGCTTGCCTATGTCAACGACGCCACACCTGGCATTTACTCCCTAAACCGCAACTACGTCGCCTATACCATCGAGAAAGTGGCTGGGAATGTTGGGTTTACCCTATGGGACGAATCTACCGTACGGAGTCTGATTGTGGAGGAGCCCGACCTAATGCCCTACTACCCCAAGGAAAAAGCCCTCAAGCGGGGCATTGACCTGAAATGGGGAAAGAAGCAGATTACCAAGAGCGTCACCAGCGGGCTGTTGCAGGGCAAGAGCGTTGGTAAAATCGCCACCGACCTGCAAGCCAGGGTGAGCGAGATGAACCGGGCAAGCGCTGTGAGGGCGGCGAGAACGGCGGTCACCGGCGCGCAGAACGCCGGGCGCATGGATAGCTATAAAGCCGCCTCTGATATGGGCATAAAGGTTAGAAAACGCTGGGTTGCCACAAAGGACGGACGTACACGGCATAGCCACCAGAAGATGGACGGGCAGACGGTGGAATGGGACGAGCCGTTTACCTCCGAACTGGGGAAGATACGATATCCGGGAGACCCACGGGCCAAGCCTGCAAATGTCTATAACTGCCGTTGCACTCTGCGGACGGTAGAAGCGCCCGGTATCGAAGCAGAGCCACGCAAGATGCGTGTGCGTGACCCTAAGACGGGCCGAAACGTGGTGGTGGAGGAAATGACATACGAGCAGTGGGAAAGGTGGGTGAAAAGCCGTGCCTGATTTGGGCGGTGTGGTGTTCAAAGATTACAGCGCCGAAGTGCTGGAGGCCATGCATGACGCCGTTGTGCGGGCACTAGAGCGGTGCGGCGAACAAGCGGAAGGATACGCAAAAGACCTTGCACCCGTGGATACAGGAGCAGGCAGAAACAGCATTTCCCATAAAGTGGATGAATCCGAACCAGCGGTATATATCGGGACAAACCTGGATTACATGATTTATCAAGAGCTGGGAACCGGCAAATATGCCGAGGGCGGCCGTCCCACGCCGTGGGTGTATCAGGACGACGAAGGCAACTGGCACTGGACGGCTGGAAATCCAGCACAGCCTTTTCTCAAGCCAGCGGTGGCCGACCATGCGCAAACTTACAGGAACATCATAGAGGATGAGATGAAAAATGGATGAAAGGCAAATCAAAGCCATTGAGGCCGTTCTCGCAAAAGGAGACAGAATAGAGTTGATTCCCGTAAAAGATGGTGTTAAAATTATACATGTCAAGCGGGAAGAGCTGAAACAGAATATTGCTCCCGCCTCTAAGCGTTGAGGCGGAAGGACCGAACGGGGTCAACTACCGAGGATTTCTCGGTGGTTGGCCTCTTTTTGTTAAAAAAAAGACCGCCCCGAAGGGGCGGCGAAAAATCAGTTAGTTTGCTGATATAAAGACGTCAGAGCATCGGTCAGAACCTGAGAAAAGTTCACCTGATGCTTTTCGGCAAAGGTGTTGAGCCATGCCGGAATGGTCAAGTTTTTTCGAACGGCTTTGCTACCATACTTTTCCGCATAGGCGTCTATATCTAACACGAGCAAGTTAACAAATGCGCCTTGTTCCACCCGGACTGCTTCAATAGGCCTTGCTGCCGGAGCAGCGTTTCCATCTTCTAATTCGTCCAGTACCCAGCCAGAGGCGGCGTCCTCTGCCATAAGAATTGCGTCAGCTAACGTACCCCCCTCTGTAATGCATCCAGGCAAATCAGGAATGACTACGGTATATCCTTCTTTTTCCTCACAGGGGCGAAAAACAGCAGGATAAACAAGCTTCATAATAAATTCCTCCTATCTATGATGTCGGGAGCGCGGGGCCTATTTCAGCCCCGCTTGCTCCAGAATTGATTTTGCAGTTCCCTTATCAATGTCACCTTTGTGCTGTGGGATTGTAACCTTTCCGGGTTTGGTTGGGTGTTTAAACTGCTTGTGGGAACCTTTGGTGTTTTTGTGATACCAACCATCAGCAAGAAGTATTTTTTCTATTTCTTTTGCTGTCATTCCGTTCCCTCCTTACAATTATATTATACGCATAATGCGCGTAAATGTCAAGAGGTTTTTTGGTAAACACCGCAAAGAACAGCGGTTTTTATATCACAGTCGCCCCCAAGGGAACGGGGCCGAAGAAAAGGAGACTGATTATGGCACTGACCAGACGAGCCCTCAAAGCTATGGGCATTGAGGACGAGAAGATCGACGAGATCATCAACATGCACACCGAAACCGTGGACGGCCTGAAAGCCGACGTGGCGAAATACAAGGCCGATGCGGAAACCCTGCCCGGTATCCAGAAGCAGTTGGAGAAGGCGCAGGCTGACCTTGAGGCTGGAAAGAAGGACAGCTATAAGGTCAAGTACGAGGCCCTGAAAGAAGAATTTGAGGGCTACAAGAGCGAACAGACCAAGAAGGAGGCCCGTAGCGCCAAGGAAAAGGCGTACCGGGAGCTTCTGAAACAGGCTGGAGTGAGCGAGAAGCGGCTTGACGCTGTGCTCCGGGTGTCCGATGTGGACAGTGTGGAGCTGGACGAAAAGGGCACAATCAAGGACGCAGATAGGCTCACGGAGAGTATAAAGAGCGAGTGGGCGGATTTTATCGGCACCACCTCCATCCAGGGCGCACAAACTGCCACACCTCCGGCCAGCACCGGCGGGAACGGCATGACGAAGGCTGACATCTACAAAAAGGATGACCATGGCCGGTATGTCATGTCTGCCGCGGAGCGCCAGAAGGCGCTTATGGAAAACCAAATTACATGAAAGGACTGAATTAAATGGCTGCTACGAAAGTTGAAAGCCTTACCAATCCGAGGGACTCTCTGCCCAACACTTATACCAGCGTGACGGCCCGCGAGGTGGATTTTGTCACCCGATTCAATGATAACTGGGAAGCGCTGCGCACCATCCTGGGCATCATGCGTCCTATCCGCAAGACCCCCGGCACGCAGCTGATCTCTTATACCGCTGACGTAACCCTGGAGGACGGCGACGTGGGCGCTGGCGAGGTCATCCCGTACAGCAAGGCGACCATCACACAGGCCACCAAGGCAGACCTGACCATCAAGAAGTATGCCAAGGCCGTTCCCATCGAGGACGTGGACAAGTATGGCGCGGAGATCGCCGTGGAAAAGAGCGACGACGCTTTTCTCACTAAGCTCCAGAACGTGGTGTTTGGGGACTTCTACACCTTCCTGAACACCGGTTCTCTCACCGGCACCGCAACCACCTGGCAGGCCGCCCTTGCAAAGGCCCAGGGCGAGGTTCTGAACAAGTTTGCGGTTATGGCGAAGGATGTCACATCTGTTGTTGGATTTGCCAACATCCTGGACGCCTATGACTACCTGGGCACGGCGGACATTACTGTCCAGACCCAGTTCGGCATCAACTATGTCAAGGACTTTATGGGGTATTCCACTCTGTTCCTGCTTCCTGCTACTGTTTCCGGCAATGCAGCCATTGCGCGTAATACGGTGATCGCCACCCCTGTGGAAAACATCGACCTGTATTATGCCGATCCGGGCGATAGTGAGTTTGCCCGGCTGGGCCTGAATTACACCGTACAGGGCGAGACCAACCTAATCGGCTTCCACGCTCAGGGCAACTACAGCACCGCTGTAGGCGAGAGCTACGCCATTATGGGCATGAAGCTGTGGGCTGAGTATCTGGATGGAATTGCCAAGATTACTGTTTCGGTGGGGGGTTAATAGGGTCTGACACCTTAACGCTATTCCCCAGCAGTCAGACCCTATTGGGGAAACAGGTCTCCGATTTGGTCGGTGATGATCTGACGGTAAAAGCTGATGGCTCTGTGGTTGGGACATTCCATTATGTCTCTGACTATACAGAGTTCAGCAGCGTCCCGGAGGAACAGAGCGGGTATTATTTCCCGTTCCACCTGACCAAGACAGGGGCCAAAATGACATTCAAGAAAAACGGTTCTCCCACAAAGGAAAACATCCCGTTTGACGCAGATATTGTTTTCAGGGTGAGCAAGGATGACACCTTCGAGGTGCTTGTTGATGATTCCAGCGTGGTGAAATTTACCTTTACAGGGGCAACCTTTGAGCCACAAGGCAAGGCCAAAGTCCGGTCAAAACGATAAAAGGAGGGCGGCGTGATGCTGGAAGAAGTTTTGCAGAGCCTGAACAACTGGTTTCTGGTGCCTGACGGCATCCACACCGGAGAGTTCACGGTGCAGGACGGGTGGCTCACGCTGCCCTTTCTGCAAACAGGACAGTATTTCAGGGTGGTGGGGTCTGTCTTCAATGACGGGCTTCACCAATACCCGGCCACAGACATGACCGGAGAGACGTTCACTGGCGCTGTATGGGCGCTGGCGGTCCCAAAGGCTGTTATTACTCTAAGCGAGGAAATAGCGGCCTGGAACGAAAAGAACGGAACCCCAGGGCCGTACACGTCGGAATCGTTTGGTGGCTATTCCTACAGCAAGGCCACCAACGCCAGCGGTGTAGTCGTTGGCTGGCAGGATGTATTTAAAAGCCGACTGAACGCATGGCGGAGGATTGGAGGGATTATATGAGCTTGTTAGACGATTTTGCCCATCCATGCGTGCTGATGGAAAAAAAGCGCGTGCCAGACGGTGCAGGCGGGTACATCGTGGAGTGGACAGAGGGCGCGGAGTTTATCAACTATCAGGCGCTGGACACCTCTATGGAGGCCCGGAGAGCGGAAAAGGAGGGCGTGACAAGCCTCTACTCCGCGCTGGTGGACAAGGCCGTGCCTATTGAGTACAACGACGTATTCAAGGACAAGACCACCGGGGAGACGTACCGCGTGACCTCCAACCCAGAGGATAAGCAGGCCCCTCGTTCCTCCACGCTGCCGCTAAAATACTTCACTGCGGAGAGGTGGGCGCTAACCACATGATAGTGAATGTTCTCGGAACAGAATACACCATCGAAATCAAGAAGTACGCCGAAGATGAAGCATTTGAGCGGCGCAGCATTGATGGGTATTGTGATTGGCTAACAAAGAAAATTGTGGTTTGCGATATGTCCACGTACAAAGGATGGGAGCATGAGACAAAAGAAACCATTTCCGCCTCTGAGAAAAAAACGCTCCGCCATGAAATAGTCCATGCGTTCTTTGATGAAAGTGGGCTTGGAAGCAACACATTTTCTGTTGATGGGCCGTGGGCCACTAATGAGGAAATGGTGGATTGGATAGCAGTACAGGGCCCGAAAATCTATAAGGCATGGCAGGAGGCGGGGGCAGTATGACAAAAAACAAAGCCCTGTTTGCTTGGTTCAATGAGTTCATGCCCTTCTACCGGGCATCCTCTGTGCCGAAAGATGTGGACATGCCCTATGGCACCTACGAATACACAGATGGGGCCTTTGATGCCGGTGAAATCGGCCTGACGGTCAATCTATGGTTCCGCACGGAAAGTGAGGCCGTCCCGGACGAAAAGGCGCAGGAATTATCCAGGCGCATCGGCTACGGCGGCGTATATATCCCTTGCGACGAGGGATACATCTGGCTGAAACGCGGGTCGCCGTGGTGTCAGAGCCTTGTGTACCAGGACGACCCGGCTATTAAGCGCCGTTATATCAACATCACCGCTGAATACCTGACATTCAGCTAGAAAGGAGGCCCTTATGGGCAAATTTACAGTCATCCCGCAGAGCACATTTGAGGAAATGCAGCTTGACGCGGGTGTTGTTCTAAAGAAATTTACTCCATCTACACCGACGGCACCGGAGGATGCTGACATTGTGTGTCCCACCACTGGCGGCATCAATATTTCCTGCGTTCCTACTTATTCTGACATGGGCGAGGATGTGGATAACTGTCCTACCAATATGATGGAGCTCAAGCATCTGGACGGCTGGGAGTGCAAGATGTCCTTTACCTCACTCGGCACGTCCCCGGAATCCATTCGGCTGTCGCTGGGAGCGGCTGACGTGACTGGAAATAAGATTGTGCCCCGGCGTGACCTCAAGCAGACAGACTTCTCCGACCTGTGGTGGGTAGGCGACCGGGCGGACGGCGGCATGGTGGCCGTATGCCTGAAAAACGCTCTTTCCACTGGCGGATTTACACTCCAGACCACCAAGAACGGCAAAGGACAGGTATCTGTGGAGCTGACCGGCCATGTGTCTATCGACGAACAGGACACCATGCCAATGGAGTTCTACAGCGCCGCACCCGCGTAGGATTGATACTATGAAACTATCTGAACTGACCACCGATCAGGCGGCGGATGTGCTGTGCGAACTGACGCCTTATATCGCTAATATCACCGGGGACAAATCTCTCCTGGATGAGCTTGGGAAAAAGTTTGACAGCAAAGGGAAGAGCGTGGCGGAGCTGTATACCTATGCGGCAAAGAAATGCGCTGTTCTGGCCCCACTGCTCCTGAAAGACCACCGGTCGGATGTGTTTGGGATTTTGTCCGTTCTGAACGACACAACGGCAGAGGCGGTGGCAAAGCAGAACGTATTGACAACGATTCTGCAAATCCGCTCTGTTTTCAAAGACAAGGACCTGCTGGATTTTTTCAGATCGTTTGGGCAGGGGGACGGGACAGCGTAACTCTGGCCCTGTTGTCTGCCCCAAGAATGGGCGCGAAAGCATTGCTTTCCGTCTTACCTGTCCTGCTGAAAAAGCAAATGCAAGAAAAAACGTATCGGGTCTATGTCACCGACGCGCTGAAATTCATTACAGAAAACACAGCAAAATATGCCGGAGGAAGTTACATGAAGACCCGGTATCTTGACACTGAGGACCCGAAGCCGGAGGAAATCAGAACGCCGGAAGAAATTGTTGCGCATATGAAACAAAAAATCGCCTCTGTCTAAGCGTTGATGGGGAAGGGCTAAGCGGTGCCGCGAAAGGAGGTGGCACCCATTAATCTTTTTGATTTATTTGCGAAAATCAGCCTGGATACCAGCGAGTACGACAGCGGTGTTAAGGATGTATCTAAGAGTGGGGGTAGCCTCGCGTCCAAGTTAAAAAATGGCCTTGCGTCTGCCGGGAAGGTGGCGGCGGCTGGCATCGGGGCTATTACAGCGGCGGCGGGCGCTGCGGTTGGCGGTCTGTTGGCCCTGGAATCCTCCACCGAGGAATACCGCGTGGCACAAGGAAAACTGAACACCGCCTTTGAAGCGGCTGGATATGGGGCAGAGACCGCACAGCAGGCATACAACTCCTTTTACGGCATTCTGGGTGATACGGATACCGCCACAGAAGCAAGCCAACTCCTGGCGAAGCTGGCAGACAGCGCAGAGGATGTGTCTACTTGGACGGATATCGCTGCTGGTGTTGCCGGTACATTTGGCGACAGTCTCCCCATCGAGGGACTGATTGAGGCCAGTAATGAGACGGCAAAAGTGGGGCAAGTTACCGGCGTGCTTGCCGACGCCCTCAACTGGGCGGGCATCAGCGAGGACGATTTTAATGCCAGGCTTTCCGCCTGCTCCTCTGAGAGTGAGCGGAATCAGCTCATCATGGATACCCTGTCAGGAACCTATGATGAAGCCAGCGAAGCCTTTTACCGCAATAATGAGGCGCTGGTAGAGAGCCGAAATAACCAGGCACAGCTTGACGCAACCCTAGCCACTCTTGGGCAGACTGTATCCAATGTAAAAAACCGTCTGTTGACAGAGTTCCTTCCCGCGATCTCTAATGTGGCGACGGCGTTTTCTGGTATGTTGAGCGGTGCGGCAGGGGCGGATCAGGAGTTTGCATCAGCGGTTCAAGGTCTAGTCAATGTGGCGGTCTCTAAACTCCCTGAATTCTTGAGCATGGGAGTGCAAATTCTATCCTCCCTTGCCAGTGGCATAGTGCAGAGCATCCCGACACTGGTTGCAGCGGTTCCGCAAATTGTAGCCGAAATTGGGGAGGCATTAACCGAACTGCTTCCGCAAGTGCTGAACATGGGTGTACAACTCCTGGATCAGCTTGTAAGCGGGATAGAGACTGGCCTGCCTGATATGGTAGCACGGTTGCCTCAGATCGTAGACAATTTCCTGTCATTTTTGACTGAGCATTTGCCTGATATCCTGGACAAAGGTGTTGAAATGCTTAATTCTCTAGTGAACGGCATTATCAATACTATCCCTCAAATGGTTGCAAGTCTCCCGAAGATTATTACGTCTTTTGTGACCTTTATAGCAAACAATTTACCTAAGATAATAGAGGCAGGCATAAATATCCTTGTCAATTTGATTGCCGGGATTATAAAGGCAATCCCGCAACTGGTTGCAGCACTCCCTCAAATCATCGCTGCCATTGTAGATGGTATAGCAGCTCTAATGGGCAGCATTGTTGACATCGGCAAAAATATTGTTGAGGGCATTTGGGAAGGTATCCAAAATGCAATAGGGTGGTTTACAGACAAGATCACTGGTTTTTTTAGCGGAATCATAGATGGAGTCAAAGGGATGCTCGGAATCCACTCTCCTTCGCGCGTTTTTGCGGATATGGGCAAAAATATGGCCCTGGGGTTGGGGCAGGGCTGGGACAATGAATATGACCGTATCCGCCGGGATATCGAGGGTGGTATGGACTTCGGCACCGCAAGCGTGGACTTTGCGTCGTCCGGGTTGGGTGTGGCGTCCGCTGGTATGGTCAACGGAGTTTCAGCATCTGTGCAGGGAGCAGGGATGTCTGGAGGGAGTATTACAGTTAATCTAATGATGCCTGACGGCACCAAATTCGCCTCCTATCTGCTTGGCCCCCTGTCTAACTACGCAAAGGCAAACGGTACGCCAATTCTCCACCCAACGTAAGGCGGTGAAAACACGTGAATCAACTTGTATTGGATACCACAGGCACACCAGTTACCTTGCCGGAAAGCCAAAAGGGCGGCTATATCGCAGAGTTAAAACCGCTTTCCGTAGATGTGGAGATGGTCACCGGCAGGATTGTAAGAGAACTGCGCGGGAATGTATGGGTTTTGCGCTACCAATATGGATATTTCACGGATCAAATGAGGAACTCCGTGCTTTCCGCATGCGAAAAAGGGAGAGGACAGGCCATTACATGTTTGTTCCTTCCCCCGCACTCTGAACAGATGATCACATCAAAATTCATGGTAACAGAGCTGACCTATCCAAAATTTATGTGGAGCCGTCAAGTTATGGGTGAAATTGTTGACGAAGATGGAGAGCCCATAGAAACCCTTGTTCCCGTCCCAATGTGGGGTGATTTCTCGGTAGAACTAAGGGAGGTGAAACCCAGTGATTAGTTCGACCACAGCGTATCAGGCAGCGATTGTGGGCGACACCAGACGGATCTATTTACAAGCAGTCATAGATATTATTGACCCGGATATTACCTATGGCACAGTATCCAGCTCCGGCATGGCTAACGTATGCAAGTCGGAGCAAATTCACGACAAGGAGATGGAGATTGTTCCATACGCTACGCTTGAGGCTAACCGCTGGGCACTCAACGGGCAGTTCAAGCTGTTTCCACTCCATGGGGCCGATCATATCGGCTTCCTGGGGGATACCCTGTCCGGCGCGGATGGGGTGTTTTCCCCAGCGGTGTGGGTAGAGGAGCATTTTTCCAATGTCTCCATCCTTCAGGCGTGCTCCATCTACTTCCCATCAGCGGATTGGGACGGAGTGCCCGCCGACTTTACTGTGGAGGTCATGCAGGGCAGAACGGCCTACTACACCAAGACAGTGACCGGCAATACTGCGTCCAGCATTGCATTGGACGGATTCACCGTTAACAACCCGGACGCTATTCGGGTGACGGTGACCAAATGGTCGAAAGAAAACCGCCGTATACGGATACCTGAAATTATTCCGGGCCTGTATGAGAAGTGGACAGGAAATGAGATTGCCGTGTTTTCTCTTAAGCACCAGGGGGACGTATCCTGTATGACACTACCGTATGGCACATGTACCATTAAAATGGACAACTTGAGCCGCCGCTTTGAGCCTCGAAGCAAAAATGGCGTATTCCAATCCATCGAAGAGCGCCAGGGCATCCCGGTCTCTATAGGAGTACGGCTTTCGGACGACACGGTAGAGTACAAGCCAGCCGGCGTGTTTTATCAGTACTCCAGCGGCTGGAAAACCGGCGACAACGGCCTGACCATGCAGTGGGATCTGGTCGATATTGTTGGCCTTTTGGCTGATCGTGAGTTTATCCCGCCGTCCATCCTGCCTACCACCCTGTCTGGCTGGATTTCCGCCCTAGTGGCCCAGATGGGAGAAAATTTCGCGGGCATGTACGCGGTAGACCCAAACTACGCAAGCGCGGAGGCAAGCGTCCGCACGGCTGACGATGTGGTTGGTATGACATGCGGGGATATATTGAGATATGTCTGCATGGCGACGGGTACGTGGCCCAGAGCGGACGCAGAGACCGGATACTTGACAGCCGAACCCATGTGGAACCAGGGGAGTAAAATCACCCTGGACAACCTAGTTGATTATCCGACCATGAAAGCCAACACCGATATTGCCGCCCTGTTTTTTACTCTGAACGATGGGAACGACACCCAGTATGTGGTATCCGGGAACTCCACTGCCTCCAACGAGACAAAATCCATCCAAAATCCGTTTATTAAGACGCAATCCCAGGCGCTGACTGCCGCACGGGCAATCTTATCCACCTACGGCGGGAACAAACTGGAGATTGTAGGCCGTGGAGATCCGGCCTCTGAAATTGGGGATGTGGATACGGTCTGGTTGAATGAGAGCACCGCAACCACGGGCCGCAGAATACAGCAGGACTTATCTATCCAGGATGGAGTCCTCCGCAATTGCTCCAGTGTGCTGCTCCAGGCTGATGGAATCTTCCTTTATGATGGCATGGAGGTGATCACCTCCAGCGGCGTGTGGACAGCACCAGCCGGGGCCACACAGCTACGGATTATCCTGGTAGGCAAGGGGGAGGGCGGAGGCCATGGAGAGCCTGGCACCATGGGCAGGCAGGAATCGGAAGACGGATATGGAGATAGTGAGCGTGGTGAATACGGCGCAGATGGTTCGGACGGCGTGGGTGGAAAGGTGTGGACAGCTACCATCGACATCAATCCACAACAGTCATTTGAGGTGTCTTTTGATGGTTTTAATACCATTTTTGGCCCTTACTCTAGCGCAAACGGTAATACATACCCACAGGGTTACTCTGATGTAGCCAGCGGCGAATCATACGCCCGCACCGGCGTAGCATCACCTAAGCCAGGTAGCGGAGATGGCGGAGCCGGAGGAAAGGGTGGAGCTCCAGGCTATGGCGTGTATAAGCATTACACGTGGGCGGGCGGTGGATCTACCACGTTTAAGGTGCTCGTCGATCCAGAGCCGGGGAAACCCGGAGCGGCAGGGGCACAGGGCTGTGCCGTTATCTATTGGGACAAGGAGGGATGAGTATGTCCGAAACATGGACGCCGCTGGTTATTTCGGCCAGCTTTGCACCCAACCCCGTATCAGTCGGGCTACCCACCGTCCTGTCTGTCGTAGTCATCGACGCCCAGGGCGGAGAGCGGGAGGACCTCTGGCACAGTGGCGAGGTCCAGGCTGGGGAGGTGTAGTGCGTGGCGATTACCCAGGTGCGGGCGCAGTTCAATGGTCAGTGGTACATGCTGACCTACAACGAAGACGCCAGAGCCTATCAGACGACTATCACGCCGGACACATTCTCCGGCGGTCAGCCGGACGGGTATTACGACGTAACGGTAGAGGCTACCAACGACAGCGGCGTGGTGGTGACTACAGACGGGGACAATCTGCTGGGCCTTCGGTTGGTGGTGCGGGAGACCATCCAGCCCATCCTGACCCTGGTATCCCCGGAGGCGGGCTATGTGACCACCAACACGCCTGCGGTGACGTGGACCGCCCAGGACAACGACGGCGGCTCCGGTATCGACCCGGACAGCGCCATGGTGAAGCTGGACGGGAAGGCAGTTCCGGCGGAGCAGGTGTCCGTCACGGCGGGCGCAGGCGGGACGTATACCATCACCTATACGCCAGGGGCTGCTCTGGCGGAGGGGCCGCACACCGTCCAGGCGGGCATCAGCGACAACGATGGGAACGCAGCTACGATGGAGGCAAACTACATTGTAGATACCGTACCGCCTGTGCTGTCCGCGTTGCTGTCCTTCGAGGAGGTGGTAACGGATGCCTATACGGTTACCATTACGGGGCAAACCAACGATGCCACCGCTCCTCCAGTGACCATGACAGTGATGGACAACGGGGCGGTGGCGGGACACCCGGCCGTTGGGCCGGATGGACGATTTTCCATCCTCCTGAATCTGGAGGTTGGGGAGAACAACGTCACGGTCGTTGCCAAGGACGGGGCGGGGCTGACTACCACGGCCAGCTATTACATCATCCGCATGGTTACCGACCGGGCACAGGCCGATGTGGACGCTCTGAACGACCGTGGGACATACAACGCCTCTGATCTCAACCGGGTCAATACGGCCATGGCCTACCTGGACGGGTGGCTTTCGGAGGCGGGATACGTCACCGGATATGCCAACCAGGGTATTGCCTGGGCTATAGATGACATTCCGCTACAGGCACAGATGGCGGACTACCTGTCCAACGTGGGGGCGATCAGGGGTACGTTCCCCCTTGCCAACGCCCCAGCAATCCCGGTCTCGATGGAGCTTCTGACCCATGAAGGGGCCAATCACATTGAGCGGGTTTTGGTGCTGACGGACCGGATCCGCGCTCGTTTGAAGCGGTCGCCATTTGTGAGCGGCGAAATATTTTGTGGTGAGGTGTAACAATGCAAGATGGAATTATTGCTGGAAACGGAAGCAGCCGGTATTTGAAAACGGTGGCGGCAGCGCTTTCCCTGTATCCTACCTATGAGGATTTTATCACGGCGCTGATCGCCGGGACATTTCCCATTGACCTGAACGGGATCAATGAGGCAGGGTGGTCGCGGCAGGGGACACCCCTGAACAAAGGAACCCTGTTAAGCGACACCACAGAAACCAAGATATGGGGTTCAGCCGGGAACCATACAGTTGACCAGGCGCTCGGTCAGATACTTGGCTCAATCGGATATAGCCTAGTAAAGGAATACACATCGCCGGGGAGCTTTACCCATACGTTCGACCGCAAATATACAGATATTTTTGTGATTGTGGTTGGCGCTGGCGGAGGAGGCGGTGTGGGCGAGATAAGAAAAACAAACGAATATTACAACGAGTGGGAAGGTAGAGGCGGCGGTGGCGGCGGTGCTGGAGAAGTAGTTGTTGCTTATTTTTTAGACAGCACTAAAATTTCAAATAAAAATATTGTTATCGGATCTGGTGGAAGCGGGGGGGCTTCAGTGAGCCCCAACGGTGCAGACAGCGATATCGACGGCAGAAAAGGCATGAGCGGAGGCAGTAGCAGCGCTTTCGGAATTACAGCGGCGGGAGGATCTCCAGGGGATAGCTTCTATGCTGGTAAAGCTGGTGGTGTGGCTTCAAATATCACTTCTGGTCCTGGCTTTGGCGGAAGAGGACATGTTAATGATACTGTATCTGAACAGGGAGAAGATGGCTCTCTTATAATGACATTTGGAATAAGGGCCCCAGGTGGCGGCGGTGGCGGCGGTAACAGCAAAGGTTCATCGACCGGTAATTCTGATGGGAAAGGAGCATCCGGTGGAAGCAGCGGCGGCGGAAGGGGAGGCAACGGAGCCACCTCATCCGCAAACGGAACCAATGGCGCGGATGGCAGCAGAGGTGGCGGCGGTGGTGGTGCTGGCGGCGGCTGCAATTTCCTTTACCAGCAAAAATCCTCTGGAAATGGGGGGAGAGGCGGACACGGATATGTGGCGATTTATGGTAGGGGTGCTTTTTAATGAAAACGGTATATCTGAACGAGGATAACACTGTCCGCGAAATCATTCCGGAATATGCACTTCCACCGGAGAAGTGGTATAGCGAGGCATTTGCACGGCGCTGTGTAGAGGTACAGGACGATGTAGAGCAGGGGTGGCGCTACAACCCAGAAACAGGACAGGCCACCCCGGACACAAGACAGCCGGGGCCTGAATCGCCCTCGGCAGAGGACATCACTCTGGACATGCTGGCCGAGCACGAGGCGCGGCTGTGTATGCTGGAGCTGACCACCACCGCCACCATCTAAGAAAGGAGACACTATGACAACCGTATACAATCTCTGCAAGATGCTCATTGACCGGGGCCGCACCGACGGCCTCCAGGACAAGATGGATGTCTACCTGGCCGCCGACCGACTCACCCCCGAGGAGTACCAAGAGCTGGCCGGGCTGCTGGCCCCGGAACAGTAATCAACAGCGGGATCGCTGGATAAAAGGACGTGAATCAAATGAGTAAGCTCATTACATACATCCCGCTCTCGTCCGTGGAGCGGATTGAGCTGAGAGTCACCAACTGCCGCAAGACGCTCTCTCAGGTCAAGGCTGAAACAAAGGCCCATTACGTGCTCAATGGCGGCATGTGGAACCCAGACGGCTCGGCCTGCCCGCTGCTCAAGGTGGGCGGGGTGATGCGCTCCGGCACGCCCTGGAGGGCGATGGGCTACGCCTGGGACAAAGGCCCGGACATCCGCATGACCTCCGAGTACGGGGGAGCGGCCAACTTTATCGCTGTGACCGCCCTCGTTACCTCCGGCAAGCCGGTGGATAAGCCCTCCTACGGATCAGCCCAGGGAGGCAAGAGGGGGCGCAGCGCCATTGGCCTGCGTGGTGGCAGTCTGGCCCTCTATTGTTCTGGCGATGGGACCGGAGACGCAGCCACGCCGGAAACTCTGCTGGACGAGCTGGCCGGGCTGGGCTGGTCCTCCGCCGTCATGCTGGATGGGGGCGGCTCCAGCCAGTGTGACTTTGGCGGAGAGCGCATCACCGCCAGCCGCAAGGTGCACAACTGGATTTGCGTCTGGCTCAAACAGGGCGGCCAGAAGCCGCCGGAACAGGAGGACAAGCCTATGGGCAAGCACACTGTATGCCTTGACCCCGGACACGGGCCGGGCAACGTCAACGGATCCCCGGACGGCACCTACAAGGAGTGGGAGTTTACCTGGAATATGGCACAACGCGTCAAGGTGCTGTTGAAGGCCCAGGGGGTGGGCGTGGTGCTCACCAAGACGGCGGACAACTACCCCAGCCTGACGGAGCGGGCCAACATCAGCAATAAAGCAAAGCCGGATTGCTTTGTGAGCATCCACACCAACGCCGCCGGAGAGGGCGGATGGTCGAGCGCGTCGGGGCTGGAGATCTACACCAGCGCAGGGCCCATGACGGCCCAGCGCAATGTGCTGGCTTCTGAACTGGTCAACGCCTTTCACGCGGCGGGAGTGACACTGCGGAGTGAGCCCATCAAGCACGAGATGTATACCGTGCTCGCCAAGACGGACGCTCCCGCCTGCCTGATTGAGTACGGCTTCCACACCAACAAGGCCGACGTGGAGTACCTCAAAGATACGAAGTACCGGGACAAGCTGGCCGAGGCCACCGCAAAGGGTATCTGCACTTATCTTAGTGTGGACTGGAAGAAGGATGAACCTGTGAGCGATTGGGAACAGGAGCGCGACGAAGCGTGGCAGGCCGCGAAAGAGGCCGGTATCCTGGACGGTACCCGACCCGAAGACCCTGTAACCAGACAGGAGCTGGCCGTCGTGCTGGACAGGCTTAATCTGATTTGATGGAGGTACATATTATGGACATTTCTTCTTTGGGTATCACTGGAGTAGCGGTTATCACTGTGATCTGCTTCTTGGCCGGTCAGGTCGTCAAGGCCACCGGACTGGACAACAAGTGGATTCCCATTATCTGTGGCGTGTTCGGCGCGGCGCTGGGCATCCTCGGCATGTTCGTCATGCCGGAGTTCCCGGCCTCGGACTATTTGACCGCCGCCGCCGTTGGCATTGTGAGCGGCCTTGCGGCCACTGGTATCAATCAGGTTTATAAGCAGATGAAGGGGGGCTAACCTATGCCCGTCAATGATTGTGAGAACAACTGTACGCTGAAAACCAGGGTGGACAGGCTGGAGAAGGACTTTGAGGCCGAGAAAGAAACCAACTCCCAGCGCCATGCGGAATTTTACGCCCGCATTGGCAAGCTTGAGCAGGTACAGGCCGTCAGCGGGACCAGACTGGACACCATCATGGACAAGCTGGACTCTATCGCCCTCGACCTAACCGCCCTGAAAGAGAAGCCGTCCAAGCGGTGGGAGACGGTCGTGGCGGCTCTCATTACGGGCGCGATAGGGTATCTTCTGGCTAGTATCGGGATCGGGTAATTTCGCACACTGGACGGTGCAGCGGATAGGTTGGGCAGCGACAAAAACGATAGTAAATTGCCAAGCGGTTGAGAATATTAAAACACCCCCGGGGCTCATAGGCCACGAGGGTGTTTTTTGGCACGAGTTTATCAAAACAGGTATAGAAAAGTAAGAAGCTAGGGCCTACCATGGCAAAAGTAGGCTCCTAATTTATTTGGGTTTTATGTTTGTTGCAAAGAGATATCCTATAACAGCCGTTGCAATTGTTTTAGCGAACTCAAACGCACCTGAAAACAAGGACGATTCAATGTTTAGGACTGCATCTGCAACGGCAAATGAGACAATAACTGAGAAACAAACTCCAAGTAATATACCGCCGACTATGTTTTTATAATTTTCCACTTCATGACTATGCTTTTGGGCTGCTGCCTTTAATTGGTACGCCTTTGCATGGCTATCGGCATCAGACGATGATTCTACATCAGGGAATGGTAGATCCTCATCGCCTAAAATCTCTGGTTTTGTTGGAGTATCAGTCGGGCATTTGGTAGACATATGTAGTATCATCTCTCATATCGTCATATGTAATACGGTCTCGATGCTGGCAATATGCATGTGACCACCCAGAACCATCCTCGTGGGTGATTTTTGAAAGAGCTACACCACTATAATTTTTGTAAGTGTCCCAAACCCGATTTATTGCGCGCTTGAGATTGGGTGCGGTATCCTCGTCTATTGCATAAGAGTTTCCATCTGCATCTTTAGCATAAGATTTGATTGGAGAGCCACCATAGGACCTAAACTCATCATAAACTGTACGAAGCACAGGGCCATATTGCCATACACCAAAACTCTCAGAAAACAGTTCTTTCCTGGCTTGTTTTGCATATTCGCAACTAACAAAATATAATAGTTTCTGAAGTTTCATAGGGGTTACACTAATACCTTCAGTAAATGCGCGTTTCAGTATATTATTGCATACAACAGTTGGAGACATTGGCAT